CCCACGAGAAGCCGCTCGCACTGCCGCCCGAGCTGGCCTTGAGCGTGGTCACGATGTCGTTGGCCAGGCCCTTCCAGCCGGTGTCGCCTGACCACACGTAATCGGTAGCCCAGCGCCACGGATTGCGCACAGAGTTGCCGTCGTAGATGTCTTCATAGCCCGAGCGGTCCACGCGCGCCGTGTTGTCCGGGCGCGGAGCACTCCCCAGCGGGTCGTAGATGAACCCCGGCTGCAGCTTGGCCGTGGGCGAGAACCTGCTCGTGATGCTCTGCGCCAGCGCAAGGCTGTTGGTGCGCGCGTCATCCCAGAACGTGTCCGTGGTCGCCGCCTTGAAGGCCCGAAAGTGCCCCGGCATGTAGTCGGACACCCGCGAAACGTTCTGCGGCATGAACTGCAACCCGTTGGTCGCGAAGTTGACCGCCTTCATCGCGGCGATGGTGTTCAGCGCCTCGGAGTAGTAGTTGATCGCCCCGCTCGATCCCCACTGCCGATGGGCCATCAGCAGCGCCAGGGCGATGTCCATGTCACCGTCGCTGGCGTTGTATCCACCGCCCCCGGAACTCATGTCCGGCAGCAGGCGCCACTCGTGCAGGTAGACATTCGCATCCGAGCGCGTGGGCATGCCATACGCAGGACGGCCGCGCACCACCTTGTACAGACCATCGAAGTACGTCTGCGCGTTGGTGTCGTAGCCCGCCATGACCACGGTAATGAGCATTCCGTAGCCAATGCCCTCGGACCGGCAGGCTTCTACATCGGTCCCGAAGGAGACGTGGTAGCCATCCGTGATCGTTTGCCCGGCATAGATGCCCGAGGTCGCAACGAAGGTCGGCGACTTGGCCAGGCGAGCCAGGCGCCAGGAGTCGTAGCACGCCTTCACGGCCGCATCCATCGTGGTCGTGGTGTGCGAGCCGTTGGGCTGGATGCCGTATGGATAGGCGCTGGCCGTCAGGTCCAGCCGCGAGCCGAACGGGTAATGCGGCGCAGCACCCGGAGCCGGCGCAGGAGCGGGAGCAGGCGACGACGGAGCGGGAGCCGGCGGAGGCGGGGGCGGCGGAGGCGGAGCGCCCGTCAGCTGGTCGAACTTCGCGTAATCGAAGTACGTATACCCCGAGTTGTCCGGCGTGAGCTTGACCGTGTTGGTCCCGCTGGTGAACGTGACGCTCGAAATCACCTTGGTCGTCCACGCCCCGCCCGAGTCGGAGAACGTGTACATGGTCCCGGCAGCGCCGTTGATCGAAACCGTCACCGTCTGATCGCCAAAGTTGGCGTATCGCAGGGTCAGATTGCCACTGCTGGCCGGCGCGCTGGTGAAGCCAAACTCAAGGTACTCATCGAACCCAGAGCGGAACCAATCTGCGTACCCCGTCCCCTCGTATCCCGCAATGTCGGTCTTGACGATGATGTTGTGCAGCGTCGCATCCTCGGCCTGGATCTTCTGGCTGTAGGCCGAAGGAGCAGGAGCCGGCGTCGGGGCCGGCGTGGCAGCAGGAGCCGTTGCAGGCGGCGTGCCAACGCTGACGCGGTATTCGACCCACGTTCCCGGCGTACCACCATAGACGCACTTCCAGCCGTCGATGATGTATTGATTCCCGGCCTCACCCAGCGGAGTCGGGGCCGTGTTCAGCACGAAATCGCCCCGCTGCCACGTCCCCGTTGTCGGAACCGACGCCTGCGCGTTGTTGACCGCCGACACCCGCCCATCACTCAGGTTGTTCACCTGTTGCTGGACCTGGCGCATCAGCTCATTGAGCCGCCTGGTCAGCGTTGCCGCATCCGGGTTCTGCGGCAGGATCGGATCGGGCAGCTTCATCGACCGCCCACCGGAATGAGCTTGACGTCATAGCCGGTTTCCTTGTGGTCGCCGGTCATGTCGATACGGATGCGGTGAAAGCGCCCAGACTGACGGACATCGAACTTGCCGTCGTTGATCGAGCCGGAGGCGCCCTGCACGAGGGAATCGCCTTCGTTGAACTTGTAGAACCCCGTCGCCGTGGCGGTCGCCGGAGATTGGGTAAAGCGCACCCGTACCCGATCCACCATGGACACGGTGTCGTCGTCCCCGACGTCGCTGAAGGTGATGCTAGACGCACCACAAGGGCCGTTCAGACTCACCAGCTGGTGATTGGTGTCGAAGTAGGACGCGACCTGGCCGCCGGACTGCCAGTATTGGGAATCGACGGGGATGTTCGGCAGGGCATCAATCGTCGCGGCGAAGGAGTCCAGTCCGTCGATGGTCACGCCCGGGGCGATGTAGTTCAGCGGCGCCTCGATCAGGCGATCCGAGCGGCCCCATTTCTTCACGCCCACATGAAAGACCAGCGTGGAGTCACAGGCTCCAGTGGATGCAGACGAGGGGAAGTACACCCGCACGAGGTTGTTCTGCTTGTCGTACGCGCATTTGGTGCGGTAGCGGTATTGCGGGCTGGAGTTGTTCAGGAACCACTGCCGGATCACGCCGTCGCCGATGGGAATCGGGCGGGCGCCGTCGAACACCCAGAAGTTGTCATTGCTGACGAAGAAATGAGCGCCGCCGATGTCGCACAGGGCCTCTTGACCGACGCAGCCAGCCTCACCGCCGGGGACGAGATCCCACTGCCACACGAAAGGAGAGCCGACGAACGAGCCGCGATAGACGCCGCGTGCCTTGTAAGCGATCACCTCATTTCCCAGCGGCAGGGCTGCCGTGAGCGGGCCTTCCGTGGAGACGAGCCGGCCCGTCGTGGCGAGGGTCGAGACGTTGGGCGTCCAGCTGGTCTGATCAGCCTGTGCGCAGCACCACCAGCGATCCGGAGAGGTGCCATACGTCGCATCAACCGTGTTGAAGGCGATGACGAAGTTGTTGGAGGCCGAGATGACGATCTTGGCTTTCGGAGCACCCGTGATGTCGGCAAACGCGCCCGAGGATGAGGATTGGATCGTGTCAGCCAGGTTCGCAGCAACCGTGGTGTCGCCGAACTGGCAGAAGCTCCAGCGCGTGTCCGAGCCGCCGTTGTAATCCCCGCCAGATGCCCGGGTGCGGTCGGTCCACGACGTGCCCGATAGCTCATAGAGCTTGGCCGTGGTGCCGGAGAACACCCGCCGCGTGCCATCGAGCTTGGTCGCTACCGTTGCCCCGATACACGCAGCAGACAGGGCCGCAGCAGTGGCATTGATGGCAGACGGAGCGCCCTTGAACCCGGATTCAAACGGAATCACGGCGCTACAGGCCGTGAAGATTCCCTGGGTGTTCGGGTCGCTATCTGGCGCGAGGCCAACGATGGGGGTCATCGAGCTCTCACGGTGAGCGGACCGCCGCCGATGGCGTTGGCGTTGTCGGCGCCTTGGATCTGCTGCAGGAGCGATTCCGTCTGCGCAGCAGCCACATCCATGAGGGTCTTATCCCGCACGTAGAGCGCAACCTGCTCCAGACAGGCGAAAAGGTACAAATCCGGCGACTCCAGCAGAAGCCAGTTCGTCTCGTTGTCGCGCAGAGCCGGAATGGCGCTGTAATACGTGCCGGCGATGCTGCCAACCTGTGGCGCGCAGATCACCTCGGTGTCCGCAACAGCGTAGTAGAACGGAGCAGTGGCTTCCGCCGGCTGATCCCTGATCCACTGGAGAGGACGCGGCTCCAGCGCCCAGCCCGGGGAGCCGGCATAGCGCAACTCCTTGAAAGCCAGAAATCCTTCCGGAAGCGTCGCCCCACCATTGGTCAGATCGACGGTGGCAAACGTTGCCTCCATGGGGCGAACACGCAAACGGCGGTTGAACTTGGCTTCTGCCAGATCCACGAACTGCGGCAGGCGAGAGCTTAGGTCGCCGCGATTTGCCCACGAGGCGATTGCATCGTGCAGTTCGGTGGAAGTCGAAATGCTGCTGGTGCTGGCAAGAGACGAAAGGGTCGTCATAGCGTCAGACCGTCCGCAGGTTCTTCAGGTACGGGTCAAACTTCACGAACTGCGGGTTCTCCTTGAAGAACTCGCGCACCATGCGTTTGCGCTCTTGCGGGTCGCGCACGGTCAGAATCTTTGCGTGGAAGGCAGGGGGGATCGTTCCGACAATGCGCCCCTCGCCCCATCGCTGGCCTTCGCTGGCCTGGCGCGCAAGTTCGGCTTCGCGCAGGTAGGGCTCGGCATCGAAGGTCTTCTGAATGACGATGGCCTCGTCCCCGTCGAAGTGCGTCCGCGTCTGGACGCCCGTATTGGGGTTGAAACCTTCGTTGATGGTGAGCGTGGACATTGAGACTCCGGCGCTTCGCAGCGTTGGGAGAAAGGAAAATGGGCCAGCCACACGGCCAGCCCCTTGCAGCGCCTATCAGGCGGTCAGATCGGCGATCTTGAACTGGTTGACTTCCGAGGTCAGGCGGAAGGTCGCGTCCACGATCACTTGCTCTTTCACGCTGTCGCCGGTCTTGCCCAGCGGCGTCGAGGAGAAGCCGCGCAGGTAGACGGCATCACCGTACTGCGGATCCAGGCCGTAGACCGTGGTCGCGCCGGACAGCAGGTAGTGCGGCACGATCTCCATCTCGCCGA